TAACACCTTTGAGAATACCGAATACATCAAGTGTCAAGATGAATATGAACTTATCGAAAAGTTTATCGACAAGTGGACTTTATATTATCCTGACATCGTAAGTGGTTGGAACGTTCGTTTCTTCGACTTCCCTTATCTCGTAAATCGCATCACTCGTTTGTTTGGTGAAGATAAGGCATTGAAACTTTCTCCTTGGGGTAAAGTCACGTCTAGTGAAATTAATTTTCGTGGCAAGAAACAAACTTGCTATGAACTTTATGGCATTTCAATCCTGGACTATTACGAACTCTATCGTAAGTATTCAGCAAATCCAAACCAAGAGTCCTACAAACTAGATCATATCTGTAGCGTTGAACTTGGTGAGCGTAAGTTAGATTATTCTGAATACGAAAACCTACATCAACTGTACAGACTCGATTATCAAAAATTTATCGAGTATAACATTCGTGACGTAGAACTTGTACAAAAACTCGAAGATAAAATTCGTTTGATTGAACTTGCGATGACTTTGGCGTATGATGCTAAAGTAAACTATGATGATGTGTTCTCGCAAGTACGAATGTGGGATACAATCACATATAATACTCTGAAAGCCAAGCATATGGTTATTCCTCCACGCAAAAATGCAGAGAAGGATAGCCAGTATGCTGGTGCATTCGTTAAAGATCCGATCCTTGGTATGCACGAGTGGGTCGCGTCGTTTGATTTGAACAGTCTGTATCCTCACTTGATCATGCAATACAATCTCTCGCCTGAGATGTTGATTGAGCCACGAAACTATACCGAAGAAATGCGTAAGTTTATGGCACAATGGGGCAGTAAGATCAGCGTTGATTCTTTACTTGCTGGAAAGATTCCAACGGATGAACTAAAGAAGTTGAAGGTCACTTTGACGCCAAACGGTCAACTGTTTGATATTAGCAAGCAAGGATTCTTGTCTGAGATCATGGAGCGTATGTATGAAGATCGCGCCATGTATAAGAACAAAGCGACTGAAGCAAAGAAGTTGCTCGAGAAATCTGTTTCGGAATCTGAAAAGCGAGAACTCGAAAAGCAAATTGCTAAATTCAATAACATTCAGTTGGCTAAAAAGGTAACATTGAATTCGGCTTACGGTGCTATCGGTAATCAATACTTTCGTTTCTTTGATATTCGTATTGCTGAAGCGATTACTCTCAGCGGTCAGTTATCTATTCGCTGGATTGAAAATAAACTTAATGCCTATATCAACAGCATTGTTAAAACGCGAAATGCTGATTATGTAATTGCTTCAGATACCGATTCAATCTATTTAAACCTCGGACCCTTGATCAAAAAGTCGATACCGAATATTGAGAAGGTCGATAAGTTAAAAATCATTCGCGCAATGGATCAGTTCTGCGATCAGAAACTGCAGCCATATATTGATGCATCATATCAGGAGTTGTCTGAATATGTAAATGCTTATGCGCAGAAGATGAAGATGAAGCGCGAGGCTCTTGCGGATAAAGCAATCTGGACAGCAAAGAAGCGATATCTGATCAACGTGTATAATAACGAGGGTGTTGAATACAAGAAACCGAAACTTAAGATCATGGGTCTTGAAGCGGTGAAGTCATCAACACCAAATGCTTGCCGTGAAAAGATTAAGGAAGCGTTTGAAGTTATTCTCACAAAAGATCAAGATACCTTGATTCAGTTTATTGCAAACTTCCGTAAAGAGTTTAAAACATTGCCTGTTGAAGATGTTGCATTCCCGAGATCGGTGAATGGAGTAAGAGAATATGCTGACAAGAATAGTGTTTATGCGAAAGGTACACCAATTCATGTTAAGGGTGCACTTATTTTTAATAATGCGATCCGTACAAAGAACCTTGAAAAGAAGTATCAGGAAATCAAAGAAGGTGAAAAGATAAAGTTCTTATATGTGAAGGAACCAAACCCACTTCAATGTAGCGTCATATCGTTCTTAACAACTATCCCGAAAGAATTTGACTTGGGACCATATTTAGATTATGATACTCAATTCGAGAAAGCGTTTCTCGATCCGTTGACGATTGTTCTTGACAGTATTAACTGGAAGAGCGAGAAAACTAATTCGCTAGATGACTTTTTCTCATAGGAGATACAAATGAGTTTACTTGATAAGATTAAGAAAAATTCCACGATTAAGGATTCAGCAATTCTTGCTCGTTCCAAGTTCTTTGCCGCAAAGGATATGATTCAAACCAGCATTCCCGTTGTGAACGTTGCCTTCTCTGGCGACCTTGATGGCGGTTTCACTCCTGGTCTTACGATGTGGGCTGGTCCGTCAAAGCACTTCAAGACTGCTTTCAGTCTCTTGATGGTGAAAGCATATCAGGTTAAGTATCCTGACGCAGTTGTATTGTTCTACGACTCAGAGTTTGGTACTCCACAAAACTATTTCACTTCGTTCGGTATCGATACCGATCGCGTTGTTCACACTCCAATCACGGACGTTGAACAATTGAAGTTTGACATTATGCAACAGTTGACTAACATTGAGCGTGGCGAGCGTGTGATGATCGTCATTGACTCGATTGGTAACTTGGCTTCGAAGAAAGAAGTCGAGGATGCGTTGGATGGTAAGTCAGTTGCTGACATGAGCCGCGCAAAACAAATCAAATCCCTGTTCCGTATGGTAACACCTCACCTCACCTTAAAAGATATTCCTATGGTTGTAGTAAATCACACCTATAAAGAAATAGGTTTGTATCCCAAGGATATTGTCGGTGGCGGAACAGGTTCCTATTACTCTGCTGATAACATTTATATCCTCGGTCGTCAGCAGGAAAAGGAAGGTACTGATCTGATTGGTTATAACTTTATCATTAACGTGGAGAAGTCTCGTTATGTTCGAGAGAAAGCCAAGATTCCTGTAACTGTTCGTTTCGACGGCGGCATTAGTAAATACAGTGGTCTTCTTGACATGGCACTTGAGTCTGGTCATGTTACAAAGCCAAATGTGGGTTGGTATGCTAAAGTAAATACAGCCACTGGCGAAGTTGAACCCAAGAAGTGGCGTTTGGCTGATACTGAATGTGCCGAATTCTGGGATAGCATTCTTGCAGATGACGGATTCAAAGAGTGGATTCGTAAAAACTATCAATTCAGTTCAGCAGTTGCTGGTAATCTAGATACCACTCCTGTTGGAGATCAAGAAGATGATGAGTAATTTTCTTGATAAGTTTCATAAGTGGAATCGCGATCGTAAATATCGTAAAGACAAGTATTACGAAATTTATCATGAACCAAGTGTTTATGAAAACGACAATGTTTCGATCGCTTTCCGTTTATTGAAAGGAAAGTATAAAGATGTAGTTTTCACCATTGGTAGAATTCAAATTGGTGAAACGTTGAGTGATGGTTCAGCAAAAGCAAATTTTGATGTTGAAGTTATCAAACAACCAAGCAAACTAAAAGGTGACTTGACTCTGAAAGAAGATTTCAATAGAATTACTGGTGACATTCTATTGGTTGTCCTTGAAGATGCAATTAAAGCGGCGGATGAAAGAATTAACTCTTTAGAACAAGAGTTAAGGGGAGCAGAAAATGAGTTTGACGAAGATCGAGCAAATTATATTGAAGAACCTGTTCAAAAACGAACCGTTCGTAAGAAAGACCCTTCCGTTTCTAAAAAGCGAGTACTTCCAAGAAAGAGTCGAAAAAATAGTATTTGAAGAAGTACAAAGTTATGTTCTAAAATATAATAACGTTCCTTCATTTGAAGCGATTAACATCTCTCTTTCTCAGAGAGATAATCTTTTTGAAGAAGATTTTCGCCAGACAAATGAATTAATTGAATCGCTGAAGTCCAGCGATGACTCAAGTAAGATGGAATGGCTACTTGAGTTGACAGAGAAGTTTTGTCAAGAGAAAGCACTTCATAACGCGATCCTAGAATCAATTCATATTCTAGATGAAAAGACTGATAAGACTAAAGGTGCGATTCCGAAGATTCTTTCGGACGCACTTTCAGTTTCTTTCGATCCTAACATTGGTCACGACTATATTGAAGATGCATCAAAGCGATTTGATTTCTATCATCAAGTTGAAAAGCGCATTCCTTTTGATCTAGACTTCTTCAATCGTATCACTAAAGGCGGTTTGCCGACTAAAACTCTAAACGTCGCGTTGGCAGGCACTGGCGTTGGTAAGTCATTGTTCATGTGCCACGTGGCTGCAGGTGCGTTGAGTCAAAACTATAACGTCTTGTACATTACTCTTGAAATGGCTGAAGAAAAGATTGCTGAACGTATTGACGCGAATCTCTTGAACGTTAAGTTAGATGACCTCGCAAACTTACCGAAAGATACTTATGAAAGAAAGATCTCTCGCATCAAAGAGAATATTAAAGGTAAGTTGATCATTAAAGAATATCCAACTGCGTCCGCAGGTTCGATTCACTTTCGAACGTTGTTGAACGAACTTGCCATCAAGAAAAACTTTAAGCCCGATATCGTCTTTATTGACTATCTGAATATATGTGCTTCGGCTCGTTTGAAACACGGCGCGAACGTAAACTCGTATTCATATATCAAAGCGATTGCGGAAGAAATTCGCGGTCTTGCGGTTGAGTTTAAAGTCCCGATTGTTTCAGCCACTCAAACGACTCGCTCAGGTTTCACCAATACCGATCCTGGTCTTGAGGATACTTCTGAATCGTTTGGTTTGCCTGCAACGGCTGACTTTATGTTTGCCCTAATTACTTCTGAGGAACTCGAAAAACTGAATCACATTATGGTGAAACAGTTGAAGAATAGATATAATGATCCAACGATGAATAAAAGATTTGTGATCGGCGTTGATCGTTCGAAGATGAAACTTTATGATGTTGAAGCCGCCGCACAAACGACCTTGGCTGATTCTGGACAGGAGTTAGATCGCGGAATGGATAGAGATAGACCGAAGAATAAATTTAGCGCCATTAAGGTATGAAATTAGATAAGATACAGAAAAAAGTTGACGCCATTAGCCCATCTTGGGTGGGCGTCAAGTCTGTACCTGCTATCATTCGCAGTCTGAATAAAGCATTTGAAAAATCTATTCTTTACTTCACTTCTTCTCGTTATGATGAAGCCTATCTCCCAAACCACTCAGTTATTGTTTCAGGGCAGTATTGTCCTCGAATCTTTTCGACGATTCCTGAGAACATATTGATCACTTTAAGTTTCCCTGTTGCGAATAAAAAGGTGGTCATTACTGAAAAGGAAGCCAAGAATCTGGCTATTAAGGTCATTCGGGCGATTCACCATGAATATCGCCATAAACATCAACAGCGTGGTCGAGGCTATTCTTACACCAAACAGTATACGCCAAAACAGAAGAAAGACCGTATGAAGTTGATGTACTATGGTAACCCAGACGAGATCGACGCTCATGCTTATGAAACTCAAGCCGAGCGTCTGAATATAAATAACCTTCGTAAGGCGCATAAGATCAATTGGACCGAATGCGAGTCAATCTATATGTACCGACTACATTTTCGGAAATCCGATCCGAAGATATGGAAACGGTTTCTTAAGAAGGTTTACAAACTCAATGTTGAAGTACAAGCAATACCTAAAAGAACAGGAAACAAAAAGTCACATTGACGACTTTATGGATTACTGTAGGGATTATCTAAATGTAAGTGAAATGCCTGAACTGGTATTGATTCCTGATAAGGCTATTGCTGCTGAGAACAAGAGTTTTGGTGGGTATTCTCCGAGCGAGAAAAAAATCTATTTGAATACAGGTGGTAGACATACTGCTGATGTTCTCAGGACTCTAGCCCATGAAATGGTACATCATAAACAGAATTTAGATGGTGTACTTACCAACTATGCTGGTGAAACTGGCAGCGAATTTGAGAACGAAGCAAATAGCGTTGCTGGTATTATTATGAGAAACTATGGTAAACAAAATCCAAGAATTTACGAATAAGGTTGGCTACTAATGCCAACTCGTAAGCCTCCATCAAGAGTTACTACTCGTCGTCCTGCTCCTAAACAAAAACCAAGGGCAGGATATAAGGCTGCGCTCACTCAAGAAAAGATTCTTTCTGAAATTAAAACTGGCGTCAAAGGTGTAATTGCTTATCCAGAAAATCGTAAAACAATTCGTGTTGATGTTCCCGTTAACAATATCAATCTGCGAACAAAAACGGCAATTGAAGTATCGAAGTTGTTTGATGAAGCAATTATTTCACCAAAAGATCCTAAAATTGTTTTACTTGGGACCGACTTTCGAGTTATAATAAAGCCTGCAAAAGGTTCAAAGAAAACAGGATCGGCGCCAGAGTATGGCGCTATTGGTAAAATTAATCTTCGCAGTTTTGATACAAATTCATTTGCGAGTTTAACGCCAGAGTTTTCAAGAGGATCAGTACCAACAAACGTTAAAGAAGCATCAGATGTAAAATGCGTTTCTGATTTGAATACACAAATTACAGAAATGATGGGTTCTTCATTTGAAGGTGTTGATCTGACAATTGCTGGCTTTCGTGTAAAGAATATTGTTGGTGCGATACCTGTAACAAATGGTGAACCAAAAGCAGACGTTATGTTGGTTCAATATGATAAAGCGCGCAAGCGTTTGTCTCCCGCATTTTATATGTCTTACAAGATGGGTAGTGATGCAAAGGGATTTCAAAATTATTCAGGCTTGTCCGATAAGAGTGCACCTGAAATATTTAAAGATCCAGAGACAATTCGTTTTTATGAGAAACTATATACTTTGCAGAAGCAAGGAAATCGTAAGAGTTGCTTCAGAAAATTAAAGTCTCAAGATATTATCGGCAAATCATTGTGGGGAATGAAGTACGGTAGTGGGACTTATGGTTTAGATAATGTGCATTTAATTGCTCAGGGTGAGTTGAACATTTCTCGCGGTACGGTCAATTATGACCATATTCAAAAGAATGGTAACTTCAATTTAACTGGTGGTTATGATCCTGTTTTTGGTGCACGTTATACTCCAGGTCGTGGTAATGTTGGTCCGAATGATATTCGTATCAAAGACATGCGACTTGGAATTTTCCCTATGGCTTATTTCATGAGTAGAGACGCGAGAGAAATTTAATTTATGACAACATTTGTGACTGGTGGTTTGGGATTTATCGGTTCCAATTTTGTAATCGCTCACCTTAAAAAGCATCCCTCAGACGAAATCGTCGTTATCGACAATAACTCTTATGCCGCAAATGCCAGTAATCTAGATGGTTATTGGGAAGATTGGCGTTTGTCGAACAAGCACATCGACATTAGAAACTACGAAGAATTGGATTTACTCTATAACCGTTATGAACCGCATATTACTTATCATTTTGCTGCTGAATCTCATGTGGATAATTCCATTCGTGGTGATGATATTTTCGTCGATACAAATATTATCGGAACTCATAATATTCTAAAATGTATTAAGAAGTATGGCGGTAAACTCGTACATATTTCAACCGACGAAGTTTATGGTAGTCTGTCTCACGAAGATCCTCCATTTTCAGAAACGACTCCATACAATCCTCGCAATCCGTATTCTGCGACCAAAGCCGCCAGCGATCATCTTGTTCGCTCATATGTGAATACGCATAACATTGAAGCGATTGTGACTAACTGTTCAAATAACTACGGTCCTCGTCAACATCATGAGAAGTTCATTCCGACTGTAATTCGTCATATTAGAAACAATACTCCTGTTCCCGTTTATGGTACAGGCGAAAACGTTCGTGATTGGTTGTATGTTGAAGATCATTGTGAGGCTTTATTGGAAATTGGTCAACACTTTAAGTCAGGTGAACGATACAATATTGGTGGTGGTCATGAAGTAAGCAATCTTGAAATGGTTGCTATGATTTTAGACATTATGGGTAAGCCAATTAATATGTACCAATCATGGATCAATTTCGTAAATGATCGTAAGGGTCATGATTTTAGATATGCAATGAACGCTGAGAAGATTCAAAAGGAACTTGGTTGGTCGGCAAAAACAGATATTATTGTTGGTCTTGAAAAAACATTGGAGTGGTATAAATGAGAAAGGGAATAATTTTATCTGGTGGCATGGGCACTCGTTTGTATCCATGCACTGAAGTGACATCAAAGCAATTGTTGCCTGTTTACGACAAGCCACTTGTTTACTATCCACTCACTACACTAATGCTTGCTGGTATTCGCGATATTATGATTATCAATTCGCCAAATGATGCTGAACAGTTTAAGCGTTTGTTGAAAGATGGATCACAATGGGGTTTGCATATTTCATATGCAATTCAACAAGAGCCAAAAGGAATTGCTGAGTGTTTTCGCATTGCTGAAAAGTGGATTGGTAAAGATGATGTTGCTTTAATTCTTGGCGATAACATTTTCTACGGAAATGATTTAATCAATCGTTTCAATTATGCCAAGAACAATACAGGCTGCACTTTGTTTGCATATCATGTACAGGATCCAGAACGTTTTGGTGTTCTTGAAGTGAATGAACATGGCGATCCAGTGGCTATTTTAGAAAAACCAAAAGTTGCTCCAACAAACTATGCTGTGACTGGTTTATATTTCTACGACAATAATGTTGTAGACTATGCTTGGCAAATCGCTCCTTCTGCTCGTGGTGAACTTGAAATCACCGATATTAATAATATCTACATGAAGGATCATAACTGTAAGGTAGAATACTTGAATCGCGGTATTGCCTGGATTGATACAGGCACTTTTGAATCTCTTGCTGAAGCATCGACATTCGTTGGATCAATTCAAAGAAGAACTGGCACAATGATTGCATGTCCAGAAGAAATTGCTTATCGTAATGCTTGGATTACACAGCATCAGTTATCAAATGCTGCTAGAAAGTATTCAAAATCGGATTACGGTAAGTATCTCGATAAAATCATATCTATGGGTCGTTATAGTTGAGGTGTAAAATGAAAATTCTAGTTGTTGGTCGTGGATGGACAGGTAAAAAGGTTTTTAATGAACTCGTAAAGCGAGGTCATATTGTAACTTATTGTAGTCATGATGATGCTATTGAAGAGGCTACTGACGGTGGATATCAGTGGGTGGTCAATTGCGCAGGCATGACTGGTTCGCCGAACGTCGATGCTTGCGAATTGCAGCGCGAAGAAACGGCAGAAGCAAATGCTATTTTCCCAGCGTTACTTCTTGATGCATGTAATCGCGGCTGGGCGAAGTTGGCTCATTTTTCGAGTGGTTGTATCTATCAGGGCGAGATCACTCATGTAAACGATGACCCAAACTATTTCGGTAGCATTTATTCAGTTACCAAGGGAGTTTCAGATCTTTACTTGAAGGATCGTGCTCTTGTGTTCCGCATTCGTATGCCTTTCACTGGGTTGAACGAAAAGAAGAATTATCTAACAAAGGTAATGAACTACGCCAAGAACGGTAAGTTAATCGACTCAGGTCAAAACTCACTTACAGATCTTGATGAAGCCGTTCGTGTTGCCTGTGATCTTATCGAAAAGGGCGAAATGGGTCCTGTAAATCTCGTTAACGAAGGTTCGGTCAATATGCACGAACTCGTTGAATTGATGGGATTGGATAACGTTCAATGGTTCACTGAGGAAGAATTCAAAGCCGCTACGTTGGCTTCGCGTTCAACCTGCACAATTCCAGCCCACCCTGCAATGCGTCCAGTGCGTGAAGCATTGGCTGAAGCAATTGCCAAGATGAAGCAGTAATCTAAAAGAAACTAAATATACTCGTATCCCACAGAGCGGAGAGAGTGTATTCTGAATGTTATCCTTTAGAAATTATTATTTAACAGAAGAAATTGAACCCGTTAAGCATCTAAAGCATTTAACGCACGCAGAGGATAATTTCATTCACGGTGGAGAAACTGGTTTTCACCACACGGTTGATGCTCTTTCGGCAGTTAATGACAAACTGCACGGTCATTTCAATACTACAAAAGTGACGACCAAGTACGACGGATCCCCTTCTCTCGTATTTGGTCGTCATCCACAAACAGGTAAGTTTTTCGTAGCCAGCAAGTCTGCCTTTAATGTAAACCCTAAAATTAATTACAGTGAAGCCGATATTGAAAAGAATCACGGTCACGCTCCAGGCTTGGTAGAAAAACTTAAAACCGCACTACGCCATCTCCCTAAAGTCGCCCCAAAACACGGCGTTTATCAAGGTGACATTATGTACACCAAAGGTGACGTGGCTAAAAAGAGTGGAAAGTACCATTTCACTCCAAACACGATCACTTATTCTACTCCTATAGACTCAGAACACGGTCAAAAGATAGCCAAGGCTCATATCGGCTTGGTTGTACATACCAAATATCATGGCTCAGATTTGAGCAACATGACCGCTGGATTCGACGTCGATCATGATAGATTTGGCTCTCATTCAGATGTCCATCTAATTCATCCAGGCGTTAAACCAGTAGAGCATTCCGAAAAGAATAAAAAAGAATTCAATACCTATCTTGGGGCAGCAATTCGCCATCATCAGGCGTCTCACCCAGAGATGTACCACGTGGTTCGTTCACATGGAGAGAACTTCGACCGTTATATCAATCATACTGTTCGCGAAGGTACTAAACCGAACGTCGAAGGCTATCGTGCCTTTGTTTCTAACCGTTTCGAGAATGAAATCGAGAAGAAAAAGACTCAAAAGGGTAAATTAAAGCAACACGAAGCCCTTAATGCATTTAATAATGATGTAAATCGCAATCATACTCATCTATCTCAAGCATTTAAGATTCACCACGCCATTCAAAAGGCAAAAAATGCTTTGATAAATACCTTATCTTCCTCTGCTGAATTTGAGCATCATATTGATGGTAAGGCTACCAAGCCTGAGGGGTTTGTAATGGTTCATAATGGTCACCCCACAAAATTAGTCGATCGCGCCGAGTTTGCGCGTCAAAATCTTCTAAAAGGAAGGAAGAATAAATAATCTTATTGCCAACAGATGGTAAAAATATGAGTAAAGCAACAGTAGTATGGGGTCGTTTTAACCCTCCAACAGAAGAAGGTCACGGAAGAGTTGTCCATGGTGCGATAGAGCACGCCGAGAAAACAGGCGGGACACATTATATTTTCCCAACCCACACTCAAGATAGTCGCAGCAATCCTCTTTCTCATGGGGATAAAGTTCATGCACTTCGTAAACTATTTCCGAAGGCAAACGTCGTTTCACACCCAAAGATCCGTACTATTATTCATGCTATGCAGCATATGGAAAAGCAGGGTCACACTCACGTCACGATTCATGCTGGTTCGGATCGTGTCGGTGAATATCAAGAGTTATTGAACAAGTATCGTGCAAAAGAATTCCCAAAAATTAAAAAGATAGAAGTCAAATCAGCAGGTCATCGCGATCCAGATTCAGAAGGAGAAGAAGGAGAATCTGCTTCTAAGCATCGAGCATTAGTTGCTGCTGGAAAAAGAGACGAATTTATTTCAAAATATAGCGACAAGAAACTTGGCGCACATATACATGACAAGGTAAAAGCAGGCATGAGTAAACTAAAAGAAAGTTATAAAGCAATTTTCCTTGTTGGTGGACCAGGAAGCGGTAAAGATTTTCTTATTCATTCAGTGTTCAATGAGCACAATTTAATTGAATTAAGTCTCGATAAATTAAACAAAGCAATTCTTGAACAAAAGAATCTTCTTGAACTTGAAGATTATCCATCTGTAATTATTAACGGCACTGCTGAGAATAAAGAAAAGATTATCGTTTCAAAAGCAATTCTTGAAACCATGGGTTATGATACAGCCATGGTGTTCGTCTATACTTCAGATGAAGTTTCTCGCAATCGTAACAACTTCCGTCTTACAAAAGGTTCAAAGACCTTCAATGAAGAAGTTCGTTCACAACGTTATCAAACGTCAGTTGCAAATATGAATTTGTTCTTTGAACAATTCAAAACATTTTTCATTTACGACAATTCAGAAAATATTATTATTGCTGAAGAAACTCGTAAGAGTGAAATTGCAGGTTGGTTAAGAGAACTGTCAGAAGGCGTTGAGCGTTTTCTTGACGAAAGAGTATTGGAAGCAGGCACGGATGATGCTGCTAATTTCATTAAACATTTAACACCAGGACAAGTGACAAATGATGTTAAAAATTATTCAGAAGCTGAAAAAGTCGCTGATGAAGATAAAAAGAAAGGCGTTCGAAGAAAAGAACAGAATCCATTGGAAGGATATTCGGGAGATGCAAGAGGGGGCGGCATTGCCGTTGCCAGATCTGCTGAGCCGACCATCGGCGAAGAAGAAAATAAGAAGCCTAAGAAAAAGAAGTTAAAAGATTTAACTCCTGTTTCTGTCGCAAAGTCTGGAATGAGCAGTTACTTTGATGGAAGAATGGGTGCTGTGCCTACAGGCGGTATTGGTTTAACATCGACAGCGGTTCAAGAAGAAACAAAATGAAAAAGTTTCCTTCGGTAACGAAAGATAAAGAATCAGGGCTACCTAAAAAGTATGTGGCTGGTCTTAGCACATCCACAGCAAAGGCTCGCGCTGCTCATTGGAAAAAGATGAGCAAATATTCAGATAAAGATCCAAGAGCATACAAACCTGCTCCTGGTGATGCAACTGCAAAAACAAAACCAAGCAAATACACTAAACGTTTTCATAAAATGTTTGGTGAGGAAATTGGTATTGTAATTGAAGGTGCGCCAGAAAAGATTGAAGGAACAAACTGCGCTAACTGTATTCATTGGGTAAAAGAATCAGAAAAGCCAGTAGACAAGAGTGAACTAAACGAGTTTGGTGGATTGAAAGCACCAAACGAAGCCTATGTTGAAATGGCAAAGCATGTTGACTTGGTAACATTACCAGGAAAGGCTAATGTAAAGATTAAAGCCTATTGTAATCATGAAGATATTCATGATTTCGTAACTGAAAGAATGTGCTGCGCATATTGGGACAATGAAGATGCTAAGAGAGAGTTTAAAGGCGTAAGTCCAAAGATGGATGAGTCAATTGTAAAAGTTGATGGTAAGTTTCGTCTTGTTTCGAAAAAGACAGGGCGCAATCTTGGCACATACGATACAAAAGCTGGCGCAATGAAAAGAGAAAGACAAGTACAGTATTTTAAGAGTTTGGGAGAAACAATGAAAAACGAAAGTAGAATCGCAGGTGTGTTGGCTGCAATGAATAAAGCTCGCCCTGAACCAAAAGTTGGAGATCGCGTCATAACAATTCAAGGCGGTCAAAATACTGGCACTGTAGAAAAAATCAAAGATAATCATGTCTATTTCCGCAGCGACCACAGTCGACCTTCTCTTGGTGGCGGTTCACACAAGCCACTTTATAAGACTCATATCAGCAATGTTCGTTTGCACGAAGGATTTGATCCTTCTCCTTCAGATATTGCTAAGATGCTTGTTAAAAAACATGGCGCTGGTAATGTCACAAAGAAACACATTAGCGATTTAGAATCAGATCGTGATTCACACAAAGGTTTGGATCATGATGAAATCATGAAGCATGTCAAGAAAATGGAAGAAGCAGTTTCTTTCGGTCGCTCTGGTGGCGTAATGCACTACAATCCAAAAACTGAAAAGTCAGAGAAAGATGGTACTGCGAAATTATACGATCCAGAAAAGCACGACAAAAAATTCTCACCTAAAGGTGGATTTGCAGTAAAGAAACGAATGGATGAAGAAAGCGAACTCGATGAAGCCCAAAAGAAACTCAAGCCATCATATTGGCGCGCAGAGTGGCGTTTGGGCACACAAACAGAAGTTGATAAGAACAACAAAAAGATCTACGACAAACTTGCAAAAACAGATCCTGCTAAAGCAAAAGCATTTCATAATAATCTCATGAAATTGCGTAAGGAAGAAGTTGAGCAAACTCGCGAAGGTTTCTTAGATTTCGTAAAGAAAAAGAAGCCTGTAAATAAACCAAAAGCAACTGGTGCTGAGATGCGCGCTTTCTTCTCTAATTTGGAAAGAAAAACAAAGGTAGCAAAACCACAACAACGTGGTAGTGTTTATCACGTTCATCAAGTAGCCACTGAAGAAGTTAGCCTCGACGAACGAATTGACGTTAACAAGCAGAAGAAAAATGCTGTATTGCGTCAAGCTGGCGTTAATGCTGCAATCGGCGGCAAGGTTCCTTTCGCTGGATCTGCCCTTCAAATGGGTCGTAAGGCTGCTAAGAAACTACCTTCAAAAACTCTAGCAAAATCATATCGAGAATTGCCAAGAGTCGCTGAAGAAGCAATCGAAGAAGGTAAAGCCGACACTTCCTTGGCTGCAAAAGCCAAGAAGTCTGGCGTCTCTCTCGGAACACTTCGTAAAGTATATAACCGTGGAGTTGCTGCTTGGAATTCGGGTCACCGTCCAGGTACGACACCACAACAATGGGGTCATGCTCGTGTAAATTCGTATATTACGAAGGGTAAAACATACCACACAGCAGATAAGGATTTGCGTCGTGAATCAGTAGATTTCAACGAAGCATTTAAAGAAGAATTTAATGATGAGATTGAGTGACAAATAAATAATAGAACCTAACCAGGAGTAAATTTCATGTTCATTAAAGACAAATCACTATTATCAGTAGCCGATGCAGCAAAGTCTGTTATGGCTACAAAACTTAAAGAAGATGTAGAAGTGCAAAAGGCAGGTCTTGTCACAATGGCTGACAAGGCTTTAAACGACGTTTATGGCGTTTATTTGAAGGCTCATACCTATCATTTGAATGTCGACGGCGCAAACTTCCCACAATACCACAAACTTTTCAAGAAAGTTTATGAGGGTTTGTACGAGTCAGTAGATGGTCACGCTGAGCATATTCGTATCCTAGGTGGATATGTAATGCTTTCACCAGCAACGCTTGCTCGCAAGTCTTCAATCGTAGAAGATACTTCTACAATGCTTGCACCACGCGAAATGCTTTTAAATTTAAACAATGAGATGTCGAAACTCATTCGTGAGATGAAAACACTTTACGCTGCTGCTGAAGCTGCTAACGAAATCGGATTCTCAAACTTCTTGCAAGCCAAGATTGAAGAATTCGGTAAACTTAACTGGATGGTTGCCACAACGCTCAAAGGCGTTTGATTTACTGAGGATATTCGCATGAACGAAATTAACGAAAATGCTGCTTGGCATAAGGTCTTTACTTCTGGTTCCGAGGCGCTCAAGAGCAAGTTGAAGAAAACTCATGCGAAAAATCCAAAGTTCCAGGAATTTCTAAAGAGCATTGGTCATGAGGGTGCACAAAAGAGCGTCGCTCAAGCCAAGAAAGACGTTGGTCAAATCAACAAAGCAAAAGCAAAGGCTGCAGCTCCAAAACCTGTTGATCGTACGGAACTCATTAAACGTGCGGCAGAAAAACGTGCAGCAAGAACACAAGTTGCTAAGCACCGTGCTGCTTGGGGCGGCGAAGTTCCTGGTGCAGAGTATGATAATCCAATTTCAATGGCTCGTGCGGGTCATACAATTAAGGGTTATCGTTTGGGTGAAGATGCAACTCAAACTGATGAAGCATTGCTACCAAAACAGCAGAAAGTTCGTCAAGATTTAATCGACAAAGAGATGGCTGAAAAGAAAGCAAAGCGTCAGGCTGGCACAGCATATGGTCATTACGCTTCACTTGCTCGCAAAATGCGTAAGATGCAGGAAGAAGTTGTCGTTGTTGATGAAGCAACAAAACAAGAAGCAGAAAAAGTTCTTGGTGGCTCTGTCAAAACACGAACAGGAAATGAACCAAAAGGTAAGCATCCACTAGGTTATCGCGATGCTCGTCGTTTAGCAAGAGCAAAACTAAAACAATTATTAACTCAAAGAAAAGGTAAGTAAAATGAGTGACTATAAAGATATTTTCGCCAATCTTCTCGTCAAGACACACTTCACAGAAGAAAAAGACGAGCGCGAATACGACTACGAAGGCGACATGGCAAAGTCGCAATTAAAGAGCATCATCACAAATGCTCAGAAGTTGCACGACATGCTTGACGACTCAACAAACTTACCTGAGTGGGTTCAAAGCAAGATTACTCTTGCTGAAGACTATGTTCTTACTGCCGCCAATTATATGGAAGGCGAGTTAGACGAAGAATACGAAATTGACGAAGAAAAAATGACAGACGCTCAAATGAAGCGTCGCGAAGAACTCGTCAAGGGTATGAAATCTGCAGACTGGGAAAAGCGTTATCCAGGTCGCGGTAAAGAAGTAATGTACGCCACTGCCACAAAGATGGCAATGAAAGAAGATCTAGATGAAGAAGTTGAGCAGATTGATGAACTCAAGAAATCAACATTGGCTTCTTATGTCAACAAAGCAGCAAATCAAGTGCGCGCAAAATCAGGAATTGCTGCCAGTTTTGAAACGCAAGGCGCAAGAAAAAGAAATCCTGAAAATAAAACAGCATATTGGGATGTAGCACAAGACTATAGAAAGGGTGCTAGAAAACGTCTTACTGGTATTGAAAAGGCAACTGCTAAACTAGCCAAAGAAGGAGTAGAGACAGTTGACGAAAGTGCTAAAGATTGGAAAAAAGCATTCGGTAAAGTTGCAACTAAGAATCTTACCAAAGATCTTGCATCAGTTAGATCAAAAGTTCACCGTATGGATCATATTGGATTGCAACCAAAAGTTTCTGAGCGTCCAGTAACTGCAAAAGATTCAAAACGTCTTGATCTTGATGCTCTTGGTGAAGAAGTTCGTTACTTCTCAGGTACAACAGTTAGCGGTAAGCCATGGAAGTTCATTCCACCAGGTGAACCAAAGATGTTGAGCCCAGAGTTCGTAAAGGATCGCGTACCAACTCTTACAGACAAAGAAGCCCATGAAGTTGCTGTTGTCGCAAAAGATCAGTATAACGACGTCGAAAAGAAGTTTGCTGAAATGAGCGAAGCAAAGGGTGGTACAGTACCAAAGACAGCAAGAGAAAAAGATCTTGCTGCAAAGGCTCATCCAAAGCATTTGATTACACGCAAAGACGTTCTTCACGCTCGTGGCGTTAAACTCGGCGAAGAAGAATTGCGCGAGAAGATGCGCGAAAAGATGTTTGCTGGTAAGACAATGACCAAGAAGCAAGCCGATCCAGTTGTATTTCACCCAATGGGCAAAAAGAAACAACCACAAAAATGACTAAAGAACTTGAAAAATTAAATACTGATCTAGATTTATTTCTAGCAAAGCCATTTTTAGATCTTGGCACAGCGTATAGCGTTCTTGCTATGACGCTGGGTCAAAATGGTCTTGTTTTGCCAGTCATAAACATGAAAGAAGATGATGAGTTTTTGTTTGAACTGAAAGATGGTTCAAACGATTATACAGGACATTATTTGTATATTACATACGATCTTACCCCGCAAGGATATGACGTTTATGCGAATGTTGTCGATGAAGATGAATTAGATTATCTCGGTGTGGATGATGAAGAGTTGGAAGAAGTAGAATCTGAGGATGAAAATCCAACAGATTATGGTGTCTCGCAATTTCTATTACGCACGAGAAGAACAGACGATACCAGTTGGTAATTCGTATGTTTGAAAATTTGAATGATGAAAACTTTTTATTATATGCTGTAAAATGTTATAGCAAACCAAATGCTGTGATGAGCGAGTTTGAAGATGATTTAAATCGCATACAGTATATAAAAAGATTAATTACAAAATATCGAGATTCTGGTGAATTTAAAGGTCGTTTGATTTTAAATCATATCACCGTTTTATATAATGTTTTTGGCGTTGAAGGTGCGACTCGAATATTATTTTATAAGTTAGAAGAAAAAGACTACGAAATAATTAAACCATTTCTAGTTTTTTTAAATTATATGCCAGAAATTGTTTTTGGTATTCGCGGTAAAAATTTACGGTCAAGCGATATTGGTCTAGACCAGGAAGCAGTAAAATGTCTAAGAGAGTTAAAGTAAAAGAGGAAGCACCAGCAGTTTCAATTGCAGCAGGTGGCGTACCGTCTCTCACAAATCCATCAGATGTTTATGCGCTTCAATTGAAAAATAGAATTAAGAAAAAGGTGCTCAAAAGAAAGCCACC